GCTGGTCTTAATGTGGTATACCTAACACTGGAACTTTCAGAAGCATTAGTAAGTATGCGTATTGACAGTATGGTTACTGGAGTTAGCACTAGAGAAATCTTTAAGAATCTAGATGACATCGAAATGAAAGTCAAGATGATCGGTAAGAAGTCAGGTATGCTACAGGTCAAATATATGCCGTCAGGTAAAACTGTTAATGACATCCGTGCATATCTAAAAGAATATGAAATCAAATGCAGCAAGAAAGTTGATGTTCTATTAGTAGACTATATGGACTTGTTAATGCCCATTGGCAAAAAGATCTCCGCAGAAAATCTGTTTGTCAAGGACAAGTATGTGTCAGAAGAACTGCGTAATCTAGCAATGGAAAAGCAATGTGTGTTCGTGACTGCGGCACAGTTGAATCGTGGTGCAGTTGAAGAAGTTGAATTTGATCACAGTCACATTTCAGGTGGACTATCTAAGATTCAAACGGCAGATAATGTGATTGGTATCTTCACAAGTCGTGCAATGCGTGAACGTGGTCGCTATCAATTACAGCTAATGAAGACACGTTCATCAAGCGGTGTGGGTATGAAAATTGATCTAGAGTTTAATATTGAAACTCTTAAAATCAGTGATTTACCTGAAGACGAACAAGAATCAAACGGTGCTACTAGTCGTGGGTCTAGTTCATTAATTGAAAGTATTAAAAATAGATCAACTATAAAAGCAGATCCGGAAACTGGTGAAATTGTAGATCCTACGCAGGGTTCTAGTCTAGGTCGAGTTCGCGGAAGTGTACAAAGTACCAAGCTACGTGAGATTTTGAACTCAATGAACGATGAAGAATAATCGAGTAGAACTGTTGAAATGGACGCCCGAAAACAACGAGTACCTCGAAATCAGTTGGCCCGAGGTGCATAAAACTCTGGGGCTAGATCAGACAAAATGGCTGTTGAGTCAACCGCATACTGTATGTCAGCTGGTCTTGGAAAGAAACCATATATTCTGCCAACTAGTAGCAGAATTCTACGATGAACAGGCATTGACCATGTATCATTTAATGTGGGCTAAATAATGGATGCGGCCCACAACGCAAAATTCTTTACTGGGCTCGAGAGATAGGGAGTTTAAAGTGAAGTTAAGAGAGTTTACAGAATCATCGGTAGTCACAGTAAATCGTAGATTGAATCCCAAGTTATGGCAGAACGGAGAATTATCCTCTGAAGTTGCAGACAAGCTGAAACAGATTGCCAGGGCCTTTGAAGAATTCATTGGTGTAGACCTAAAGATCATTGATTACACTATCACTGGCTCAAATGCCAACTATACCTGGACTGCCTACAGTGATCTAGATCTGCATCTTATTGTGCCCGGCACACCCTCAGACGAAGAACGTGAACTGTTTTCGGCCAAAAAGGCACTCTGGTCAGAACAGCACACAATTACCATCAAAGGCCTACCTGTAGAATGTTATGTACAGGGCGAAGATGAGCCGCACCACAGCACAGGCGTGTATAGCATAGTTCAAAATCAATGGCTGGTTGAACCCAAGAAAATCAAACCGGAAGTAGATGATAGTGCTGTGGAAGCTAAAAAAGACGGTGTCATGCGAGCCGTCGAACAAGCCCTGCTGAGCAAAGATCTAGAGCAACTGCGGGTGGTCAAGGACAAGATCACTAATATGAGAAAAGCAGGGCTTGAACGTGCGGGTGAATGGAGTGTGGAAAACCTAGTGTTTAAGATCGTGCGCAATCTAGGTCTAATTGACGAAATCACTGATCTAATACGTGAACTAGAAGATCAAGAGCTGAGCCTAGAACAGACCCAGCCCTTGAATTAATCTACACGATAGCAATCGTGTACATCCCAGGTGCAGATTTTATACACCATAAAATGTGTAGCTTCAGCGAGACTGGGAAAGGTCTTGGCTGTGAGTGTTCCGCCCACTAGATAATAACGAACCCGCCACATCAGTCTTTCTTCATGCCAAACAACTGTAGTAGGTTGATAAACAGGTTGATAAAGTCCATGTAGAGTGTAAGAGCTCCCAGTACTTCTTCACGTCCTGTATCGCCCTCCACTGACACAGCTTCACGGATTTTCTGTGTGTCGTAGGCAGTGAGTCCTAGAAAGATTATGATAGCTAGTGCTGAAATCACCATCTGCATTACAGTTGAGCCAATAAAGATATTAACAATACTAGCAATAACAATGGCAATTAGTCCCACAAGCATAAACTTGCCCATGCTGTCTAGACTCTGCTTGGTAAAGTAGCCATAGCCGCTCATTACCGCAAACAATACGGCAGCACCCATAAAGGCACTCACAATTGATCCCATGGTAAACACAGCAAATATGGTGGCTGTGCTGAGTCCCATCAAGCCGGCAAATCCCCATAGGAATAGCTTGAGTTGACCAGTATTAAAACGTTCGCTGGCAAATGTCAAGGCCAGTATGGCTGCTAGAGGTGCAAAGATCACAATCCATTTTGTTATGCCCGTAAAAAAGAAAGCCAGCAGTTCAGGCGTAGTGCCCACAAACCAACTGACCATCATGGATATGATCACAGCCACGGTCATATGACCATAGACACGAGCCATAGCTGAATTGATTTCGCTTGCTGAGCGGTAGTCCATAACGCCGCCCGTATATGTTGTTCCAAACATGTTTATCTCCTTATAGATACTATATTATACACAGAGTAACAGCCCAGGTCAACCAGCACGAACAGTGGGTTGATATTCTACCACAATGCCCTGCCACAGATCGCCTGTTCTAGCTGACATTTTGGCAGCTGTTTGATCAGCCATACTTTGAGCTAATTTTCGTTGGCTGAGAGCAAAACGTGTGCCTGTGAGATCTTGTGTTTTGATTGTTTGCCCTGTAACAGTGTTGCGGGCTTGAGGTAATAGATAAGTGGTCATTTGACTGCTCCGTGATAGTATATTTAATCAAACTAGGGGAGGAAAGCCAGAGTCCTAGAGCGCGAAGCGCAGAGCGCAAAAAAGCAAATTTAGAGTGAGTTAACACAGCAGTTAATTGTGCTATATACAGTATGCTAACTCTAATCTCAACCACTGGTGAAAGTAACACAACTGTTACTATCAATGGCCCCGTGGGTGCGATACGTATATGTGATTTGGTATGGTGTCCCGCAGATAGACTGGATCTGTTGGAGATATACTATTGGGAAAGCTGGGCAGTGCTCAACGGTGCTTATCACTGTTGCTTTAGTTTACCGGGTAAGGTTACGCTGTTGAAACCATAGCAGCCAAGGTAAAGTGTGTGCTAGCATCATTATAAACCACATGACAGTCATTGAGTAGTCTGTGCCGCACAAGTGACTGGGCGTGTATAGGCTGTATAAGAACCCTAGAAAGAACAAGGGAGCAGGTGCTAGACTGAGAATGGTATATATGATTCGCATTAGATATTTATAGTGAGTCCAAATGGGTCTTGTAGCCTAAAAAAATTGGGCGCAAATTTTTTTTGATCTGGGATTTGTTCCTACAACGGAACTCTTATACAGCGCCGCGGAGTATGCTCATGGTTATTTCAGTGTCCGCTAGTCGATACACATTGTAGCACTCTCTACGGATCTTCTTTTGATTGGGCTTTGATCTACGGCCACCTGCAGAGCTATTAAGTGGCTGTAACTGTACACCATTTGAAGCGGGATAGCACTTGACAACTTGAGCCAGTATGAGTCTATTGTGTTCGGTGACTAGACAGTGGTCTCCAGGATTGAGAGAGTGACCGGCAATGTCTCTGTGATGTAGTGAGTGGTTCATAATTGCGTAGTATAGAAAAAGGGTATACAGGGATAAAAAATAGGCTGCGTAAAAAATTAGGGTGGAGTACTTTTCGTTTCAAGGTGGTGATTTGCTACCACTAGTACAATAGTAGTAGTATAGTATACACTATAACCTATACCCCTCACCACCTGTCACCACCAGCCAACCTGTCCTCACCATCAGCCTCTCACCATGTCGAAGATTGAATTCTGAAGGCGGTGGACCTCATCATGAGGCACATAGAAGTCTGTGCGGGGATCCCAGTACTCACCTGCTGTGGCATCGTAGTAGAGAACCTGTCCGTTAGGGTAGTGAAAAGGGCCTTCTAGTCCCTTGCGCGGCCCGTACTCTTTGCTGTGTTTAAACACTGTGTAACTCATACCAGCTCCTTAGCTTGGGCCTGTTGCTGTTTAACAGCGTCTTGCATAGCACGGATAAAGCCCTGCTGTTCACGCTTGCTCATTACAGCCAGCATCTGTACAGCCATACTCTCTAGGTAGCCTGCGGCATAAGCGTGGCTGTCGTAGTTGTTGTAGGCAGCTTCTGTGAACTTGCGCAAGGTCTGCTTGAACTCTACTTGTTGGTCTGTGTGAAACATAGTGCTCCTTTGTTGTCTATGTGTTTATTATACTGTCTTTTGGATAACTTGTCAACCAATCACTTACCGCCTGGACGCACAGAACTTGCACGGTTACCGCAACGGCTACCATCGCTAGCACGATCGCTAGGAAGAACACAGCCAACATTGGCACCACCCTTAAGGGCCGCTGCCAGTACAACCACTGCCACTGTACCTACCAATACCTTGCAGGTCATGCTGGAGCAAAATGCTTCGTCAGCCTGTGCCTTGTTGTTGGCAGCAAATCGTGCTTTGAATTCATCCACGGGTTCCATAGTCAACTTGGCAGCTTGATCACAGCCATTGCCAGCACTCCAGTAGCCCACATAACCGTCTTTGACAAAGTATGCTTGACCTTGGTGATCATAGCGTGTCAAGCCCAGCTGTTTGGTCTGTGTGTGGAAGCCTGTGAAAACTGCCTGGCAATCTTGGGCTGTCTTGAACTCCATGTGTTCTTGAGCTGCCTGGGCCGTGAATGCTGTGAACGCTAAAATTACAGTGCTAATCAGTCTAATCATTTTGGCTACCTTTTTGCTTGCTATGTGTCTATTATAGCAAAGGATAGCCAATCAGTCAACCAATTTCAGTGTTGCAAAACTGCCACATCTTGAGTGCTTCACCTTTGAGTCCCAGTAGAATGCCTTCATAGTCTCTGTATGAGCAACAGGCCCACACACGGCTTGGGCGATAGGTCCAGCCATCATAGCGCCGTTCTGTATTGTGCTGTGTCACTATGCGCCGGGCAGTGGCAGCTTTCTTGTAGTACTTCTCCATATGCCCTGTGCGCTCATCGTATACTACCCAACCCATTTAGACCCAGCTTTCCACGTGTAGCACAGGCTTCTTAAGCACACGTTTCACAAAGTCCTCGGGCTCATCGTCAGCCAGCGTCAACACGTATCCCATGCTTTCTACCAAGTCTGCTTCTTTAACTTCCAAGTCCAGACCTGCTGCCTCAAAAGCAATGTTCATCTTTGTGAGCGCATACTTGACGCCTGCCTCAAAGGCCTCGTACTCGCCTGAACCTACATCCTCAAAGTCGAACTCTGTTTCCATAACGTGTGCATAGTCTTGTCCATCTGCTACAATGAACTTGCCGATCTTCTTCCAGTTTGCCTGCTTCTCTGAGTCAAAGTGGTCACAGCATTCGTTAATGTCGAATGAGCGGAATGCGTCATAATTCGTTTTGGCCATTTTGTGTTCCCTTTTGTGTGTATGTGTCTATTATACTGTCAAACAATAACCCAGTCAACCGCTGGGTTATTCGCCGATTACAACGAGATCGCCGTAGTCGTTAATGTCTGAAGCCTCAACGGCATCTTGGTACTCTTGGTTCATGGCCATATCTACACGAGCGTTCTGGTTAGGAATGGCTTGCAAGATCAGGATCAGTTCAGCTACGGTAAGTTGATTAGTCATTGTGTGCTCCTTTGTGTCTGTATGTATCTATTATATGTTCTTTTGGGCTAGGTGTCAACCAGTTAGAAAAGAACTAAAGGAACATGTAGTCTACCCAGGGGAACGTCTCCGTCAAGGGCTTATACTGTCATTACTGCCTACTTGCTCCGCCGCATCTCCAACACGTCTTAGGTGCTTGTTTCATAGACCTATCTTGAGCGCGACCGTCGCCACTGTCCTCGCCATAAGCCCCTAACGGAGTAGGTAACCTTTAACTCTTTTCTAACTGTTCTGCTTAGGCCGAGTCTCTAAACTCGCTTCGTATCCTTTAGTTACAACCCTTTTTGCATTTCTGCTGGGTTCTTACATACGAGGATCGCCTTGCTTTTTGTTTCTTCTTGTATCTATTATATGTTCAATTTACCAATCTGTCAACCAAACACATAATAACCCTTTAACCTGTCGGTGTATTAGATCTTTGTAAGAATCCATACCTTAACTGCAAAAACAACTGCTACTACTAGTACTGTTACAATAATTTGTGTATCTGTCATTGTGTGTTCCTTTGTGTCTGTATGTATCTATTATACGATCATTAGCCCAAACTGTCAACCACTAGGATAGCAATACCCATAATGATTACAGGGATAAACACTATGATTAGGTTTACAATAGCCTGTTCAATTACCATACCAACTCCTTAGAACCGTAACGGATCTTGCCTTCGTAGGCCAACTGGCTCTGCTCAAACTCTGTGAGCGCATCGTCAGCCACTACACTGAAGTCTATGATTGACTCGCGGAAAGCGTAATTGTCCTGCTCGATCTGACCACGTACACCCATTAGGGTCTCTGTGACCTTGTTGACATTGATGTTCTTGACCACGTAGTC